TAATAAGTAAGTCCGCCCCTCGTCCTGTGATAGAACCGCCAACACCCGCTGCAAAGTATTCCCCACCATGATTGGTCTCCCAACGTCCTTTAGCCTTACTATCTTCTCTTAGTCTAACATCTCCAAAGATTTGTTTATACTCTGGACTGTCAATTAAATTTCTTACCTTAGCACCAAACCTAGCAGAAAGTTCTGCGTTGTGAGACACTTGCATAATTTTCATCTTAGGAAACTTCCCTATCATCCAAGCTGGAAAATAGATTGATGCAAATTCTGATTTAGTATGCCTAGGAGGCATATTCACGATGAGCCTTCCTTTTTTGTGCTTAGATATTTTTGTAAACTCGTGTGCAATATGTTGATGATGTCCCCAACGATTTGGATCTTTATCAGTACGGCAGATGAAATCTGGCCAAACATTCTTAACAAAATATAAGAAGTTATCTTGGCATAATTTTATATGTCTTAACCATACTTTTTCGAGCCTCTCTCGCAGCTGATCTGTGGTCAATAATTCTGTATTTGTCATATAGATCCACTATACCCTTGGGTCCCCTTAAAATAAACCCCAAACGTTTAAGGCCATACTACATGTATTTGTCATGTTAGGTTTAGTAAATGTTAGTAACTTGTTGTAAATTTTTCGTGAAAAAAAAATAAAAAAAAATTTTTAATTTTGGTTTTGGTTTGGTACCTCTATTAATGGGAGCTGTGGCCACGTTTACCGTGGCCACGGTCAAAGATTGTTAAGCTCTCTGGACTATTTCCTTTTTTATTTCCTCTTTGACTAAGTTGTCTATTTTATCGTATATTAGATTATAAGCATCTAATACCGTTTGCCCACGGTCTAAATGAAAACCGTGTACAACGTTGCCTTTTTGTAGTTCGGCCTGAAAGTGTGAATTTGTATTTAATACAAATTTATCCAATTCAATTTTTAAAAATACTTGAATGGTCCACCCTTTATAAGTTTTATCGGATCCGATTTGAACCCTTTTCCACTTGCCACTACTTATAAATCTAGCCATATTTAAACCCTCCCAATAGTTCTTAATGACAAAATTATGCCTAATGTGGATAGGGTGAACCCTATCCACACATCGATTGAAAAAAGAATTACAACGCCTAAAAAAGCAATTGTAAAACTTACCATGATTAAAAGTATATATAAAAATATATCCATCATGATAATATTTTGCCCTTCAACTCGGTTGATTTAGATGCTTTCAAATACTTTGTATAAAGTTTCGGATTGTCTTTTTTGAAGGCAGTCACATCAAATCTATTTACATCTTTTTCTAAAACCTCTAGAAAAAAATCTATTTTTAGATGTTTGTCAAAAACCGAAGGTTTTGGAACACCCTTAAAGTTTTTTAATTGATTAGGATTTTTTTTGATGATTGGTATTAGATCATCTTTTAATAGAGATCTAATCTCAGTCTCTGCCTTTATCCTATTAGTAACATTAATATATCTTAACGCCTTTTGTTCTAAGCTTAGGCCTAAAATATTAAGTTTACTTTGTTTATTAAGTTTACTCATTTTTTTTGTCCTTTTGTTAGTTTTATATAACTTATGTTATATATCTTATTAATATATTTTTTTATGGGATATGTAAAGAAATAATTTAAAAAAGATTTTTTTTATTTTAGCTGCTACAGCCCCAAGTTGTGGGGCTGTAAATTAGAATCGTTCTAAAGTGCAAATGCAATTATTAGAAATATAGTAAAGCTTGTATAAGGATAGAATACAAAGCATCGAATAATCCACGCTAAGAAATTCATGATGCAATTTTAATAAATGAATTCTTAGTTACTTTCCGCCCGAGTCCCTTAGCTACCAGGCCAATGATCACGCCTTTCGGGTCTTTAAATCTTAAATCATGCGCATCACCGTCAATGACTCTCCGATCGTTGCAGCTAGTACCGTGTGAAATTCTCCATCTTTTGGGCAATCGGTCCTTAAAGACTACGGCAACATTGGCGCCCTTCTCCATTGCTGCTATCTGATCCGCCTGATTTTTGCCTGAGTCGCTGAAGGTAATATGATAGTTTTTTAAATCATGATCTAAATAATTTAAAACTTTTGTATAATCATAAAATTGCACATCAGGGTGCAACTCCATTAAGCTGCCACCACCTTCCAATTGCATACGATGCCATGGCAGATCTGAAGTCCCATTCAATCGAACCGCAAATTTATACCCCTGACTCGCTGCCCTTTTTTTGAGCTGCTCAATTTCCAGGCTGAGCTGCCATAAGAATGCATTCTTATTGGACCAAAATAAATTTGTTTTATTTATTCTGGCTTTTTGTACTGAGCCCATCTGGCCACGGCCTGAAGTATTTAAACAGGGCGCAATACATCCCCCTGGCCCTTTTGTTGCTTTTGGGCAAACGTTACGGCCACTTAAATCATATGGGGCTAAATGGAGAATAGCGGTTTTATATCCAAACTTCTCCCCCTTAGCCATTTTGGTCTGGCTGTAATAATTAAGCAGGGGCATAAGCTACATCCTCCCAGTTACCGTTAACTTTAGCTAATTTTATTTGATGACTGTACACGCTGCCACTTTCATCAAATAGCCCAAACTCCGAGCCCTTAGAAAAAATTAAAACAGTTTTCTTAAGGCCCTTACCTTGCTTAGGTGACTCTAAAAGTTTACCGCTGCACAATATAATTGGATGCAACTGGCTGCTTTTTATTTCCTGCCCTTTTTTTAAGTCTTTAAACATTATCATTTTTTTTCCTTTTGTTAGTTGATTTGCATCTTAGTACCATGGGACAGGCTCAGCTGTCAATTTTTATTTTTATTTTATTTTTAAAAAATTCTGCAGCTATAGACTCAGGACCACCAGGACCAATAACTGCCACGGTTCGAGGACCAATTGTTATTGTTAGTGTTAGATCACTAACGAAAAAAAACCATATGTATATTCACGCACGGGAAAATTTTTTTTGTTAGTGTTAAGAGAAAAACGAAAAAAACCCATATGCAACTTCGACCTTCAAACATTGTTAGTGTTAGATCATTAACGAAAAAAAACCATATGTATCTTCACGCACCGATAGGTGCGTGAAGCGTGGTTATTGCGTCAAGATTTTTTTAAAAATTTCTTCAAGTTTAAGTGATGAGTAGGCACGAACCAAAGTTCTCGGCTCACGAACCAACCATAATTCAAAATGTTTAGAGGTTCTCTGCGAGAGTACCTCTCGCAAGATAAATGAAGTGCCTTTGTTTTGATAATGTTCCAAATGCCAGTTAATCTGGTACTTTGAAAGGCCTAAATTCTTGACATCATTAGACTTGAGTTCAATCCAAATACTTTTCCCATTTATCAACCAAAAAACATCAGGAATTCCATTGATTGTATTACTTTCTATGCGAAAAATTTGACCTTTTAAGTTTAATTTTTTTATTCGTTGCCAAAGATTTTTTTCTGATTTTGCCATTGATTTATTAAGTCAATAACATAAAAAAACCCCCAACTCCACTCTCGCTTTGTTGGGGGCTTCATTGTGGACATCTTAAGATTAATTACGAGTCACGCAACCACAATTCTAAAATATACTACTATATTATTTGCTAGGCAATTCTTTCAAAGTATTTTGAGGAATTGTCATACTAATATTAGTTTGTTTAGCAATCAAAGATATTTGTTGTAATACCTCTGCACCAATCATATCACTATGCAATAAATCAGTTGCTTTTTCTTCTAACTCATCAAGAGTTTGTATCTCTTTACCTTTTTTAGACTTATAAAATGCTTCTTTTGTCTCTGTTTTACAAGTGGCTTTTAAAAAGGCCTCAACTCTCTCAGATAAATCAAATAATTTACTTTCATAATCATATTTTGGAATATCATATTCATTCCAACTTTTTCTAGTTTCTGACCACGATCTTAATTTATCTCTGACTTTAGAAAAGAGTTTTTTTACTTGCTCTCTTTTTTCGTCAAGTCGTCTTTGGTGATTTTTTGAATAATCATTAAAGTCTTTTTCAACTTTAATATAATTAATCAAGTCTTTTTCAATTCCCAATCTTTTTTTAAAAACTGGAAAGTTTTTTTGCGTTTGTTCATTAATCTCAACTTGATGTAATGAAGTTATTGCTTGTCTTTTATCAGAGAATTTGTCATTCAATTTTCTTAACCAGTATTCTCTGTTGTCTTTACTTATTTGTTTAGACATTATTGCTCCTTTGTTTTTGTTAATTTAATATAGTGGTGCAACAGAGGTAATTTAACATAATTACACCACCATATATTAGTAGATCATCGGAAAGTAGTTTTTTTACCCTGTTGGAACTTTTTTACTTTGGAGTATTTAATCCAAACCAAACAGGGCTTCCAGCGACCTCACTACTAATTTTTTTACCAAATGCTAAAACCACCACTATTTTTACAAAATGTAGAAAATTCTTTCACATTTTCTACGTCAAATGGATAATAACTATCAGTATTCTTTTTTTTATAAATCTCTGACCATTTTTCATAATCCTTTTTTGGAAAATCTTTTGGTGCAAGACCTATATCATTTAATCGTGTTCTTACTTCTTCACAATGTTTTTCAAGCTCCTTTTCAACTTGTTCATTATGTTTTTCTATTTTTTTTCTTCTTCGTTCCCAAGCTGAAGCAAACTTTTTACAATGACCACTCTTAATTAAATGATCTAATTGTTTTGCGATCTGCTCTGCTTGTTCTTTTGGTACATCGTGGCCATCGTTATAGTGCCAACTCTCTTGATTTTTCTGATCTATAACTTTTGTTTCTTCAAGCACATATTGTGCTAAAGGTCGCCAATACCAAACATTGTTTCTAAAAGTTTGGCCTTTTTTATTTTTTGGATTTAATCCACTTAAATCAAAACCCATAATTGCTCCTTTTTTTGTTAGTTTATTTTTGTTTATATTACTATCCCATAATAATAAGATATGCAATAGTTAAATTAATATTAATAAAAACAGTAAAAATACGAATAAATAAGGGTAAAATATAACAAATCTAATTAAAACTGCTAAAAAGGTGTACATTTAGCAATAAATAAGGTGTTAAAAAAATATTACAATTAAATTTTTTTTATTTCTTTAATTACTGAGTTAGGAATTAAAGTTGTATTTCCAATAGTCTCAATTCTTTTTTTATCATCTGATAGTGAGTAATCACCAAATATCCTCGTTATACCTTTAGATTGCGATAATAAATGGCCTTTTGTAATACAAGTTGCAAGTTCAGATTTTTTTATTTGTTCAAAACTACTCCAACTACTATCCGAAACAATATCAAACCACTCACAAGATACCATAGGATATTTTTCAATCTCTGAATTTATTTTTTTTGGAATTAAAATTTTTTTAGATTTTCGTTTTATTCTTTTCATAAAAAAACCATATGTATTTTCGAAGGTCATGAAAAAAAACCATATGTATTTTCGAAACTGAAAAAAAACCATATGTATTTTCAAAGGTCATGACTTATTTTTATTTTTAATTAAAATTGAAACAATACCTATTGAAGTATTTAGGTGTTTGTTGTGAATTTCATTAAACACTTGCATCCATTGAGATGTTTTAACTAATCTCTTCTGGCGTAACGTCAATGATATTTTTGGCTTCTCCGATTTTACCTTCAAGTTCGGATAACCTTTTCTCCAATTGTTCACGACTCATTCCCTCCAACCCAACATGTGTTACTTCTTTCTTATCTACAAACATACCAGCCATTTGGCCAGATCTAAATTCTGCATTAACAGCTACAGCATACTGCTTCTTATCCTCTGCTTTTTTACTTAATGTTTCAAATCTTTTATATTTTTTTAATTTATCACCTTCGTGTTTTTTTAATTCTTGGTTGTATTTCATTTCCATGTATCTGACTACATGTGGGTTCTTATTTGGATCTGTGAGTCTTGAGGCAATTTCTGTTGGTCCTTCAGGTTTGTTAGATTTATAGCCAGCTCTTCTTGCAGCTTCTACTTTGGTTATCTCTCCCCAATTGCTAACATAAATATCTACAAAAGCTTTCTGCTTTAAAGTTAACTCTGAGGTTGATTTCAAAACGTTTTTTCTTTTTGCCATAAAGATCCTTATCATTCTTGACCTGTTATATCACAATTTATCCTAATACTCTTCCTTACAAACAATTTTTTTAAAAAATATTTGCACTTATGACGTCCTCTGTTGTAAATTTTCCTAGTTTTGCTAGGAATTTTCCTAGTGTTTTCCTAGTTAATTTTGCTCTAAAAGTGTTGATTTATATAGTATTTTCCTAGTTTCCTAGTATTTTTTATGTTTTACATATTTTTTTATTTTTTGTTTGTAAGTAAGTGCATTAGGAAACCATGAGCCGAGGGTCGTGGGTCTTGGTTCATTGACCTCTGTTTAAATATCAAAATCTGCGGATATAGACTCAATAGGAGGTAATTCTCATGAGAAAATAACGAGAGGGCCGAAAGGCCCCATACCTTAGAATCATTCTAAACTAATAAAAGGACACTATAGATGTACACCACGATTAGGTGCCACTTATGGCTAACTAGCCATTCTATAAACAATCACAAACAAAGGAGGATTAATGATTATAGAAAAAAATACCAATAAACACGACCTACAATATGCAACCCCTGAGTTAAGAAAAAGGACCAACGAACACTTAGACTCAGTAATTATGCACACTTTTATGAGACTTTCTCATCTTAAAAAGAATGCAGATGGTTTTAAAAGTTTATATTTACATATGGGACATTTTACAATCGTGTATGGAATATGGGTATGGATACCAATAAAACAGAGAAATCATCATTGGTTCAGGCCCAAAAACTTAAAAGCTGCAATCCTAAAATACTTAGGATTTGACATGGCCATCTGTAATATTACGAAATATTTAGATGATTTATGTCGTTTAGGTTTAATGGAACTTAAATTAAAAGGTAGATCCTACACTTATAGGGTGAAGCCTTTACAAACCAAGTAAAAACCATTAATAATTAAGTGTATTTGTTTTTTTTCATACAAATGCCTTTTTTGTTAGTTACTAGAGCCCAGGTTTTTTATCATCTCCCTGGGCTCTTTTTTTCTTGAAATTTCTATTATAACGTATATTTTATTAGGTATGTTTCATAGTAATATGATTCCTTTCATCTTAGAGGGTGGCGATTGCTCCCTACCCTCTAAGTTTAAATTCTGGTATCCACCATGACTAAGGTCTTTTACTAATTTCTCTCCTCAAAATTTTTCAAAAAATTTTCTACATAAACATTATCAGCTAACATTATCTGCTTTCTTTTATTTTCTAAATTTCTTCGCAATGTTTTTCTAATCTCAGAATTAGTTTCTTTCTTAAGTCGTTGAAATAACAAATTATATTCATGCCATAAAAAATGTTTTCTTTTAAATTTAATGTCACCTTTTTTTAAAGCTTTATAATATCGATACCTAACCTCATCAGGTTCCCATCCAGCCCACCAACAAATTTGATTGAAGTCATTTGATTTTGCTATCCAGAAATGAGCATCAGTCTTATTCAAAGCACTCTTTCTATCTCCAGCTTCTATTCTGCAATCTTCAAATGCATTCAAAATTACATGTCGCCACAATTTTTGTTCATTATTAACATGGTTCTCGCATAAGATATCTGCAGTAATTTTAGTGCCCATAAGTCTTAACAAGTCTGGAGAGTAAATCACGGTAGTGGCCTTTCGAATTTTTAAAATTAAATCGAGTAGCGACCTCGTAATGTTCGTGAACATCCTCAATCAAATGAGTTATTGCTGCGCCTTGTAAGTTCTCATCTTTAATATAATCTTTTATTTCTTTTAAATCTAAAATCATTTCACTTCTAGTATAGTTATCAAGCATCATTTTTGGAAGTCTCCTTAAAAAAATGTTTTACGTAAATGACATTACCTTTATAATTCTTTTTAACTTTTGTTATTTTTTTAAATTTTTTATCTGCATTATGTATAAATTTTAAATCCTGAGCATCGTTTAAAAATTTTTGATCCATAGATTCATAACCAAAATTAACACCATGTAATAAAGCAAATATTACATGAGTTAATTTCTTATATTCTCTATCTGATAATTTTTTGGCAGCACTAACCATGACCTTGGTTAAATCAGTGATACCATCCGTTTTTTTTGCCATTTATATAGTCCCACGCTAATTTGTATAATAAAACTTGTTCTGCTTCTGTGTTGAAAGGTCCGTGAGACGTGGTTCCTGATCCGTTGCAAATAATACAATTCACATACGATTTATGGTGTGTAATTATATACCCAGTGCCATTACAATCAGTACACTTATTGAGTTTGCTTATTTCTTTAGTCATATAAAAAATTTTTTTAAGTTGCAACAGTTAATTGTAAAGAGGGTCGGTGCCAAGTGCAATGGACTTGACACCAATTTATGGAGGCTAGTGTTTTGGTTCGAAGTCTTGTACTTCTTCCCAAGTTTTTTCTGCTGCAGATTCTATTTCAGGTGCAGCTATATTATTTATTTCGTAATCTAAATTCGAGTCAGTGACACGTTCCCCACGACTATTATAGCAATGAGTGGCCATATCTTTTAATGACAAATCAAATTTAGCTAACAGATTGATAATCTTACTTACTTCAGTTTTACTAAAGATAGGATTACCGTCTCCTAGTGTAGCAGTAAGATCTCTTGGAGAAACATTAGTTAATCCTTTAAGAGTCATACCATGCTCATGATCTACTTTTAAATAAGTATCAATCTTATCGAGTAATACTTGTTCAAACATAAAGCCTTCACAATTTCTAAGGAAAGCTTCACTTATTTTTATTTTATTCATAACACCTCGTATGTTAAAGTTATGATTGACTTTATTGCCAATCACAAAAACGATAAAATACTCAGCTTATTTATCAAGCACTTTTTGAAAAAAAATTACAACTCTTGATTGAAAGCTTTTTCTATTGTTCAATCTGATCTCTCATTTTTAGAAACTTAAGTTTAGCAATTTTAAGCATACGGTCAAACAATGGTTCTGCTTTGACCGTATGTATTTTATTTCTTAGTTCCCCATTCACATAGAGTGTAATGTTATTATTTTCTAGATCGAGTTCTATTGTAAAAAACTCTTTACCCTTTATCTTTTTTGGATCCATCTGAACCACCGTTTAAAAGTTTAGTACGATACACTGCATTAGGAATTTTATTTTTCCTAGCTTGGTGGTCAACGTAATCATTTAGTATTTTAGATATCATAGCTCCTGGAGCTCTGAATTTGTTTTTACATAAACCTTTAAGTAAATCAAAATCAGCTTTCTTTATAGCTACAGACTTCCACTTACTTATGTCCATGGTTTTCCTCCTCTACTAAATCTTTCCAGTTTGTTTCTTTTATTTCCATATCTTCAGTTAAGACTAATGGCTTTTTTGGATCAACCATCAAAGCTAATTTAGATTCAAGAATTTCATTTTTTCTTTTTAATTCATCTAAATTTTTTTGTAATAAATTAATACTACTCATTAATTTATGAAATGCATCTTCAAGTTTTACAAATGCATTTTCAAATTGATCATCCCCTTCAGGTCGTTGTCCTAGCGGTAATTGATTTTCTATATTATAACTGCTAGTCGTGCTTGTTGTTTTTATTGACGGCATAGTTTTCCTCCTTAGTTAGTTGTCGACATTCTAATTCATCTTCTAATAAAATAGTTGCCATGGTTTTATCAAATGGATAGTGCTTTCTATTAAGACCATCCGTAAAATGCACATCGGCAATTGTATCTACATACATATCGAAATGCATTGAGTCTTGTATTGTAGAGCCATCCCAATCAAAATCAGGGATTAAAGATAGCTGCTCATCTACTTCTGCAAATATTGTCTCTAATATTTGACTTTTACTTTTTTGTTTTTGCATGAGATCTTACATATATGGGATAGATTCATAAGTCAAATACTATTGAAATGTAAATTGAAAAAAGTATAAACTGTTATGATTTTAAAGTTTATATTACTTACAAGCTTTTGTTTTAATATAAATGGAGAAGTTAAATGTGGCCAATACCTTAGAGATAATCTCTCAAATGCTTCAGAATGCGAATATATGGCTGATGCTATAGGTAAGGCCCAAAAACGTAAAATGTCTAAAAAAGGGGTGGATTTGGTCGAATATGAGGCACATTGTATAGCAATTGACCCAAAGGGGTACAATGTTGACCATTCATTCAAAATATCTTATAATATCTTATGACAGCTTATCGTATAAGAGCATGTATGGGAGGTCAGGCAATTGACGAAATAATTGAAGGACCAGATTTTCAAACAGCTGCTTTAGAGTTGTCAAATAAAGTGGACCAAGGACTAGTTGTACCTAAGGATGATGGTTACACTGGCAATAAAAGGGTTCACATAACTTATGAGGAACTAAAATGAGTCCTGAAAAAATAAAGTTGTTGAAAGA